ATATCAAACTATAAGTCAGGTGATGTTATATTTTTTGGTGGTGTTGAATCCATAGATGTATTAGAAGGTGGATCTCAATTTGATGTAATTACTCCACCAACAGTTAGTGTTGAAAGTTTAACTGGTGCTGGTGTCAGTGCAACAGCAAACGTAAAAGGTCAGTTTGAAAGAATCGATATCGTAGATCCTGGCTTTGACTATGTTGCACCACCTATTGTGGAAATTAGTGGAGGTAATGGTCAAAATGCAATTGCAAGGGCAAGATTAAAACAGGTTGATCATTTCATGGATTTTGATGCATCATCCACAGGTAATGCAATCAACATCGCAAATGATACGATAGGATTTGGAACATTTCATAAGTTCCGTGATGGAGAAGCAGTAATTTATAAAACATTTAATACTGGTGCGATTGGTGTGGGTATTGGAACAACAGATCAGATTCAAGAAACACCAGATCAAAGACTTGTTGACGAATCTGTGTATTTTGTAT